TAAGAGATTTAAGATCAGTTTGTAAGTCAATAAGCCCCATAATTTATATTATTGAGGTGGGTTATCTAAATACTTTGGAGGAGTTACCCCATCTAAGTCTAAGCTAGAAGGTGCTGGGTATCCGTTAAGGTTTGGAGTTCCGTTAATTGAATATTCGTTGTGAACATTTGATTGTGGGCTTGCACTAGCCATTTGTGGTGGAGTTGCTCCATCAAATTGACTTAAGTTTGAGCCGTCTACATTTAATTTATTTAATAGTCCCATTGTTATTTGTTTTATTATAAATATTGTATTTTTATTGAGTTTGGAAAGAACTTAATTTAAGTGCTTCACCTACTTTTTGTCCATCTAGTGTTACTGTTCCTCCTGCTTGAACAACATTTATTAATTGTTGGAGGAGTGCATTGGTTTGAGCCATACTAACACTAGTACCACCACCTCCACCTTGTTGTGGAGCACCTTTACCTTTACCTATACCTGTACCCATTACTACAGTATCTTGAGGGTCACCTTGATACGTTCCTTTTGGTCCTGAGACTATTAAGCCCCCTTTAGGGTCGATTGCAGCATCTTTTACGCTTTTAGCTTTAGATAATTGACTAAACATTCCTGCTACAGCAATTCCTGCTAGAGGTATACCTAAACCAGCGGGAATGAAAGCAAATGATTTGAATATAGCTGCAATTGCTGCAGCAATTAGAGGTAACGCCAATCCACCTAAAACTACAGCTAAAGCAACAGCAGGTGCTTTACCATCTTTTAACCCTTGTACAAATGATGAAACTAAACTTCCTATGAGAGAAAATCCTTCAATTAGAGGGGATAAGACAAAACCTATGGCGGGAATTACTACTTCAGCAATACTAGACAATACACTAAATATTGGGGAGAGAGTATCCATTACTTGGACAAATATATCTTTTAATCTTTCAACAGAGGCATTAAATTTTTCTTGGGATGATTGCCCATCAAGTCTTTCATAATTTTCTTGACCAATCATTTCAACAATCTCAGCTTGGGATCTACCTTGTGCAACTAAATTGTTGTACCTTTCTAAAGCATTTTTACCTTCAACTTCAGACATCTTAGCCATTGCTTCTCTATCTATTAAAGATGCTGATAATTCTTCTCTAGTCATATTAACCGCATCAGCCATTTTTTCTTGAGCTATGACATTCATATTCATGAATTCAGTTGTTGATCCAACTTGGGATAACACTTCGGCCGCGGCTTCAGTAGCTTTACCATTTAAAGCTAACCCACGTGCTCTTTCAAGATTTAGGTTTTTACCTGTTAATAATTCTGCTTCTAATTCGTTTTGGATTGAAGATTCGAAATCTAGTAAACCAGATGCTATAGATTCAGCTTGTTCAAGATTAATTCCGAACTTTTTAGCTTGCACTACTGCTTTTCCTAATGCTTCAGTACTTCCTCCTAAATTTAATTTAAGTGATGCTGAAGCATTGTTAACTTCTTTGAGGATTGCATTATTGCTTACTACTAGCTTATTTTGAGCAGCAAATGCTTGAGCCCCACCTAAGGTTGATTTTAAGTTTTTATCTAAAGATTTACCTTGTGATAAGGATAATTTTTCAATTCCTACTAACTCACTATGTTGAAGACCAGTTTTTGCAACTATGTCAGTCATAGTCTCAAGATCTGCTCTATTAAGTTGTGCGTTTGAACTTAAAGCTTGCCCAACTGCGAGTTGAGATTGCTGAAGGGACATTGTATTAACATTAATACTGTGTGAATTTTGGGTTATATCCCCAAAATCTTGTCTCATAGAAGCAGCTTCGTTAGCTGACATTCCTAAACCTTTAGCTAAACCTCCTATTGCATTTTGAGATGTTGAGAAGGCTTTAACTAAACTTCCTAGTACAAAATCAATGGCATTAAATGAAGTAAGTTGGTCCTTAAGAGCCTTACCAATATTTTTATATTTGGAAGTTTGTTTTCCTAATTCTTTATTTTGTGATTCTAAAGATTTTTTCTTATTAGCAAGATCTTTGAGTTCTTTACCCCCAAAACCTGCTTGCATTTGTTTTTCACTTAGAATTAATCCTTCTTTTTTAACTATCTCATTGATTTGAGATTGAGTAGAAGATAACTCATCATTATTTAACTTTTGTTGAAGACGAGCATTTTTGGTTTTATCAATAGCATCTTGTAGAGGTTGAGAAAGATCACCAAACCCCATTTTTTCTAAAGCTTTACTTACTCCACCTATACCCTGACCTAATAATCCAATTTCTTTATTTACTTGTTGTTGATGGGTGACTGTTCTTTGTACTTCTTCATCAAATTTCTGTTGTTGATCAAGTGCACTTTTGACTTCTTGAGAGTTTTCTTTACTCAACTGCCCACTTCTTAAATCACTTTTTAGGGAATCAAATTTTATTTTAGCTTGACGTTGAAGATCTCTTAATTGTTTTTCAGTTAAAGAAGAATCACCTTTTCTATAATCAACAATCTTTCTGGATATATCTGAAATTGAGGAGAGGGATTTTCTAGCATCATTTAGATATGTATTTTGGCGAGAGAGTTCATTGACACTATCTTTAAAGGATTTAGATACATAGTCTAAATCAGAACCCATTTCCCTTACTTCTGCTCTAAGTCCTTGTAGGGCAAGTTTAGCCTCCTCTAGATCTCCTTCTTTAAAAGGTTTAAGGGGTTTACTCCCTAAATCTCTACGAAGTTTGTCTATTTCAGCATTTATTTTTTTTATTTTATCACTAAGACTCATTCACCTACATTTTGTTATAAATATTTAAAATTTATGTTTTTATTTATAACTTGACGATTTTTTATATTGTTTGCTAGCTTGAGCAAAATCGGGTGTATTAACCTTACCTGATGGGTTTACTAAGTTTTTGGAGCCTTTATTTCCTGATTGAGCATTTTCGTATTGTTCTTTCTCATCAGCATAGAAACTATTTATCTTATTGAAAGTAAAACGACGAAGCCAAATTGGCATGTTATAAACATCATACCAACTATAGCCTCCTTTACCGTGAAATACTATTTCGTGAATTTGAGTAAATACTGCCGCTCTAGCTTGAGGAACATCACTCAGCGTCAGGCCAAAAAAAGTTAACCCCAATTGGAATATTGATTCGGGTTGAACTACCTTCGGGAAAAAAAGTTAAATCAACGTCTGGTTGAATTTCTTTAATATATTCTCTTAGGGCTCTTGAGTCCCTTGCTAGAAGATAATTGTCGACAAATTCTCGGATATCTTTTTTTTCTGTTTTTCCTTCAACTGAAGTGATAACATGTTTAAGTCGAGTGGTTAGATCAGGGGATGAGTCTTTGTTTATTTTTTTAAGACCATCTAATTCTCTGTTAATAGACTGCTCATCTTGATGTGTTAACAACTTAAATGTAACATGGTTACCAGAATGAGGGAGAGTAAATTCAAAGTTGTTTTCACCGTCCTTAAATAATTCTTTTTTAAGGGGTTTATCTTCGGCTAATGATAAATCTACGGTATGACTTTCACCTGAAATTGTAAATGAATAATCTTTCCCATATCCTAAAATACGAGCTGCAACCATAATTGCATTTTTATCACCAATTAATAGATCATTATATTGGATATCTGATACTATTAAGGATTTCATTAATTTATCGAGTACAGTACCTTTTTGAATATATGATTGGTTAGTAAGAATATCTTCTTCCTTTGCAGTCATATATTTCATTTCGATCCTCCCCTTTGCTAGTTCAGACCCTTCAGGATAAAGTAAACCTTTAGATGGAAGTTCAATAACTTCAGTAGGTAATTTAAATTCGCTCATAGTTTTTATTTAGTATAACTTAATGTTTGATATAAATATATCGGAAAATAAGAAGCTCACCCCAGTAGGGCAAGCTTCTTTTTAAAATATTTATTTTTCTCTTCTTAGAAGTTCAATACACAGTAATCTGGTTGAACTGTCATTTCGATGTTAACAGCAGTACCATCATCATCCCAATTGTAATCCCCAAATGAAGCTTCTGTAATCATAGCACCTTTTACAACCCATTCTGAAACAATATCACCAACTGGTCCTACAACATTAAATGTTAAATCTTTCTTGTAGAAATCAGAGTAACCATCTCTACCAGTAACTGATTCATGGTGTAAACGTACCCACTCCATCACTGCTTGTGCACCTGAAGGTGTAATTGGGTCGAATAATGTGAATGAAATTGTTCCCCATGTTGTTTTCCCTTTAACGTAACGTTGTACGTTCATATGGTTAAGTGCAACTGAACTTTGTGATAAGGAAACTGCTCCCATTCCTTTTACCATATAA